AAAGCGACAGTATGAACGATTTTGAATATTTTGTTGATGCTTATCTGGCCCTGTACGGCTTTACCGCAGATTCAGAAGATATTGTTAAGATGAAACAAAATCGTGTGCTGTTGATGGATGAAGGTACCAAAGCAGAATGGCTGATTAAAAATGAGAATGATAGTCTTACCGAGAATATGAAGAATAGACTCGATAAAGATATTCATAAGTTCGCAAAATGCCCTAATATGAGCGATGAAGAGTTTGCGGGCAATGCTTCTGGTATCGCCATTAAGTTCAAGATGCTTGGTACTGAAAATCTTGTTTCTATCAAAGAGCGCAAGTTCAAGAAAGGACTCCAACAGAGACTTGAGCTTATTTCGATGATTACAGGCGTTCTGAGCGCAGGTTTCGATTGGAGGTCAATTGATATTACCTTTACCAGAAACATTCCTACAAACGATTTAGAGACCGCCTAGATGGTAAATCTGTACAAGGATTTAGTGAGTGATGATACTCTTCTCGCTCAAATCCCATTTGTAGAGGACATCGCAACCGAAGTAGAACGTGTCAAAGAGCAAAAAGAAGAAAACAAATTAAATAATCCGTTCTTCCAGAACCAGGATTATAAAATGAAAGATGAAGACCAGGAGGAAGAGGAAAATGGATAAAGTAGAACTTTTTAACCAGATTTTCCAACTCTGCATTGTCCCACTTCTTGGCATTCTCACAACTTTTGCGGTCCAGTTCTTCCGCACCAAGATTGCTGAGATGAAAGCCAAAGAAGAGAATGAAAAAGTATTGAAATATCTTGATATTCTCAACAAGACAATTGAAGAATGCGTTATTGCTACTAACCAAACCTATGTTGAGGCTATGAAGAACCAAAATATTTTTGATTTGGATGCGCAGAGAGCTGCATTCTTAATGACTTCATAGAATGTTTATTCCATTATGAGCGAAGAAGCTATGAGAACGCTTTCATTAGCTTTTGATGATTTAGATGAACTTATTAGACAGAAGATTGAAGCAGAGGTAAATAAGAATAAATGAATATCTTTAATCGTTATAAGAAGCCAACTTGGGATTTGATGTTAGAGGTGTTGGAAGAAGCTTATGACGAAGAAGAGATTTTAGACCATGAGTTAGAAGGTCTCTTTGATGATATTTATGAGGACCTCTTGACTGAAATTGAAGAGTTGGCTCAAGCAGAGAATAGAGCCAAAAGTAAGAATGAATTATATGATGTGCCAAATGTGCGGAGAGCCATTAATGATTTCTGCAACGGAACTGGAGTTATCTGGTTTATGTTTATGAACAATGCCATTCAGCGTATTGGGGATGGGATGGTCCGCACTTACCGCACAACTGCCGAAAGAACTTATTCTATGTTTGCTCCTACTATTGGTTAGTATCAGGCAAAGATACCTCAACTCCATATGCCAAATTAGAGTTAGATTAAGGTGCAGATTAGAGATACAAATATCTGGGACCGCAATATTAAAATTCCTTGGTGTAGTGATGGTAAGGTATATTCTGATAGATTGTGGAGTAAAGTAAGTAGATGGCAAGATAAGCTTAATTATGTCTTGACTACTGGTGTTAAAAAGGGAGCCCTTTCCGCAGACCCAAAACAAAAGGCTGCGGCTATGAACTGGATGAATTGGGCTTTTAAAAAACTTTCTCACGCTACAGCTTATGAAGTAGCAAGATTAATTCAAACAGAGACTATGGCAATGTGGTCTATGGCAACGAAAGAGAGTTATTTAAATATGGGGATAGAATATGTGGAAATAATCAATGATAGCCCTTGTGAAGAGGAATGCTCGGATTTGGTTGGTGAAGTGATTCCTTTGCGGGATGCTGAATTAGGGAATGAGCTTCCGCCTTATCATCCTAACTGCAAGTGTGAGTATATCGCATACACTGAATATGAGGATGGCACAACAGAAGAAATCTTGGGCGACTTTGGTTAATACTTATATTTTATTTTTGATTATACATTGATGGAACTCAGAGTAGGGTCATCAAGAAGGAGTTATTATGGATAACGAAAATACAACTGGAACTCAGAATGAGGGTCAGGGGATTAGTACGCCAGAGAGTACTGAAAAAACTTATACGCAAGCTGAAGTAGATATTCTCCTTCAAAAGGAAGGAGATAGAAGGGTGTCAAGCGCTCAGAAGAAATGGGAAAAAGATTTAGCTGAAGCAGACAAACTTCGTTCTATGAATGAGGCGCAGCGTAAAGAGTATGAATACGAACAACGTATTAAAGAACTTGAAAATAAAGAGCGCGAGTTTGAAATTACTCGTAATAAATTAGAAGCTTCAAAAATAATGGCTGAACGTGGACTACCTGTTAGTTTCGTTGATTATATGGTGGCTGAGGACGCAGATGATATGCTCGCCAACATCAATCGTTTCGAAACCGAGTTCAAAGCTGCGGTTGCCGATGCTGTAGCAGTAAAAGTAGCATCACCTGCCCCAAAAGCTGGAAGTGGTAAACAAACAGGTTTGACACAAGATGAATTCCGCCATATGAATGCTTCTCAGAGAGCTGAAATATATAGAACTAATCCGGCTTTGTACCGTCAGCTCGCTAATAGAGATTAATAAAGGAGATTATATATTATGGCAGATTATGCATTCAAGGGTTATGAAAACTTCATTCTTGAAGATATGATTGAAGATAACCTTTCTACTAAACTTGATGTTAACAAGTTTATGACCGCCGATTACAGCCTCCAGGGCCACGACGGTATGAAGAAACTTATCCATCGTTATACTGGCACTGGTGTTGCTGAAGACCTCGCACGTGGTGAGAAGAACAGTCAGTACGCTGATGCCGATTTCGTAAGTGAAGAGTACGAAGTTGCTCGTACCCAGAGCCAGGCTCGTTACTTTGATGACGACGCTATGCGTGACCCAGTCCTCATTGATGCCAAGGTTGGCGCTATGAGCGATGCTATGATTAATGCTTGGACCGCGAAAGCAATTGCTGAGTTCGGTAAAACCTCAAAGCAGAGCGCTATGACCAATTGGGACCTCGCTGATTTTGCTGATGCTATTTCTAAGTATGTTGAGAAGTATGAGAGCCAGGAAGGCCTCTTCATTCTTGCTAATATTAAGCTTATCCCAACCATCCGTAAGGTTCTTGGTGATTATCTGAAGTACACTGAAGCTTATATTCGCACTGGTGCTGTTGGTGACATCCTTGGTGTTCCTATCTACACTTCAAAGGCTGTTCCTGAAGGAATCGCTTTCCTCGCAACTAAAGATGCTGTTACCGCATTCATTAAGAAGGACGTTTTCGTTGAGCAGGCTCGTGACATCGATTCCAAGGAGAATCAGATTGTTGCTTCTCGTTACAGCGTAATCGCTCTTACTGATGAGAACAAGTGCATCAAGCTCGGTGCTCCACAGGCTACTGCTGCTACCATCACCACCAAGGCTGCAGGTGCTAAGGTTGTTGCTGGTGCTGCTACTACTGGCGCTACTGTTAAAGTATTCGTCAATGGTGAACTTTTTGGCTCTGCTACTGCTGCTAACTCTGCTTACAGCGTAACTGGTGCTGCTAACCTTGTTGCTGGCGATAATATTAAGGTTGTTGCTTCTGTAGAAGGCAAGCTTGATAGTGTCGTTGAAGACAAGGCTGCTTAATTGAGAATTGATTAATATAGGGGAGGGTATAAAAGCTCTCCCCAAGAGTTATAAGGAGATACGCTAATGCTTGATAAATTAAAATTATTGCTTGGTATCTCTGATGCCGAGGATATTGATGACCTCTTGGTAATTATGATGAATCTTTGTAAAGAAGAAGCTTATACTTATTGTAATCTTCCAGAATATGATAGTAAGCTTGATTACATTGTGATTCAGATGGTAATAGAGAGGTTCAATAGGATAGGTAGCGAAGGGGCGGTCTCCCAGTCAAGTTCAGGTGTCTCAACTTCCTATGATAGCTTTTACAGCGATAAGGTTGTGAAGATGCTTAATAAGCATAGAAAGGTGAAGACAGTATGATTAAGAGAGAATATATTCAGAGATATAGATTTCTTCCTACCAGAGATGAACAGGGTGGTTCCACTTTTGAGCGTGAACCGCACGAAGAAGTCAGAGCTCATATTTCTGTTGGTGCGACTATGAGCCAATTAACTCAGTTTGGAGAACAGAAGCAAGAGATGCTGAATGTTGTTACTGATATTAAGTTGGATGAATATGTCTGGACAAGATATTTTTATAATAACAGATTCTTCAAATTAATGCGCCAAGTGAAACAAGGCAATGAGTGGTTCTCTGTCTTACTGGAAGTTAATGAGTAAGGAGGACCGCATATGCTGATATTTGATAATGAAACTAAAACTATCAAGATTGTAGCAAAAGATACTGGTGATTTTGTGTTTGGTCTTGATAATTATGAATTAGATGATGGCGATACTGTCTATTTTACCGTCAATGATAAGATTGAAGAGCATCCCGCACTTATTAGTCTGCAGGTGAATACATTTACTGATAATAAAGCTTTATTCCGCCTGACAACCAGAGATACCGATTTAGAACCAGGCACATATTGGTATGATATTCAGGTGAATACTGCGGACGGTAGAGTAGATACAGTATTAGGGCCAGCAAAATTTAAAGTGATAGGAGGCGTAAAATTCTGATGGAAAGTAATATCCCAGAAGTAATTGCTACAATGTCAAACGCCACTTATCGCGGTAGTGGCGGTTATACCCCTGTAAAGGGTGTTGACTACTTTACTGAAGAAGAGATTGCTGAATTAAAAAGTGAGATTAGTGTAGACCCAATTTCTAATCAAGCAATCTTGAATATGTTTAATAATTTAGATTTATAAGGAGATATAAAAATGGCATTCTTAGACAACAATGGTCTCTTATATCTTTTATAGAAACTCGATGGTCGTTTCTTGACCCAGGATGAAGGAGATTCACTTGCCGCAAGTAAAGCTGCTCTTGTAATTCAAGATATGCTTCAGTCAAGTTTATCTCCATTGGGCGCAGCTCTGGCCGCGAAAGCAGACTCTTCAGACCTTAAAACTGTAGCTACTTCTGGTAGTTATAGTGATTTGACTGATAAGCCAAATATTCCTTCAAGTGCCGCAGATATAAGTGCAGTTGCTACTTCTGCTGTTGGTTCTGCGAATGGTGTTGCTTCTCTTGACAACAATGGCAAGGTCCCAGCTTCACAGCTTCCTTCTTATGTTGATGATGTTATTGAGTGCTATCCTATTAGTGGTGCTACTGAGTTTGGTGCGAACTGGCTCACTCTTGAGAATGGCAGTTCTACTCCTCTTGTCCCAGAGTCTGGTAAGATTTATGCTAACCTTAGCAATAATTTGATTTATCGTTGGGGTGGCACTGCTTATGTTTCTATGGGAGCTGCTTCTGGTGGCGCAAGTGCATTGACTAATAGTGAGATTGAAACTCTTTGGGTTGGTCAGTTTGGTCAGATTACTGTTGAGGTATTAAAGAGTGATACTGCAAATACTGCTTCTCTGCTTGCTTCTGGCCATGACCATCGTTATGTAATTCAGATTGTGAATACTGTAACTGGTGGCCCTACACAGGCTGGTTGGAAAGTGTTTGATGAAACTCTTACTCTTTCTAATGGTGTTACTAATGTGGCAAGTGCAATGGTAATTATTCAGAATAATACTGTTGTACAGACTGTAAATTCAGCAAATTTTCAGGTTAGTTTGAATGGCGATAATATGCCTGGCTGCAACTTTGGTGGTTTTGGTTTAGGAACTTATGAAATTGTTATCGCTTTTGATGAAGCTGCAGCTCCAGACCCTGGTGGCGAGCAAGAGCCAGTTCCTAATCCTGAAGATCCAGGTACTGACCCAGGCACCGACATCCCACCCGCAGATAACCCAACACCTTCTGAGCAAGGCGATGGAGAAGAGCCTGGCAAAGACATCCCACCTGCTGAGCCAGGCGGTGGCGAGTCAGAACCTGTAGTATCTAACGAGCCAACCGAGGGCGAGAACCCTTAATTAATAAATTATAAGGAGGCACATAATGGCCTTTTTAGATAGCTAGGGCGTAAGTAAATTATGCGCCTTATTGAAAGATAAATTTGATAATTTATGGACTGCGGTTAATGGGAAGCAAGGAGCCTTAACCGCAGGCTCCAATATTACAATCAGTGATGGAGTAATTTCTGCTACTGATACAAATACTACTTATACTGCTGGCACTGGAATTAATATTGATGCAAATAATGAGATTAGTTGTACTGTTAGTGGTGGAGCTAGTTATACTGCTGGCGATGGTATTAGTATTGATAGTAATAATGTGATTAGTGCTGATGCTAACCCACTTATTTTCTCTATGCTCCAAATGACAACAGCAGGAAATGATATGCCAATTGCTGTGAAATTAGGTAATAGTAGCACTTGGGAAGAATTTGTGGAGAATATAAAGGCTGGTAAAGTTGTATATATTAATTCTTCCACTTCTTATACATTTAGTGAAAGTTATAAACTTACCCCTGCATTATTAGATGTTTCTACCTTATATGCCTTAAATGTAGATTCGTTAAGTGTGCCAATAATGGGTTCAAGTGTTGCTTCTTATCCAACAACAGGAACATAGGTTTATTACTCAACATATTATTATTTTGATGGTGCGTTCTTATGGAGTTGGAAAGACCCAGAGAATTTAGGTAATTTCATAAAGGTAAGATATAAGACTTCTAAAAACTATGCGTTGGGTAAAGCATTAAGTGATATTAATACAGATATCTCTGCAAAACTTACAACCCCAACCGACCCATCATCTGACGGCACTTATAAGCTCACATCTACCATTACTTCTGGTACTCCTACTTACTCTTGGGAAGCTGATAGTGGTAGTAGTGGTGGTGAAAGTACTGAAACTATTTACCCTGGTAATATAAACTCTGTCCCTTATGGTCTTTTTTGGGATGGTAGTAATATACCTGCCTTTCAAGAAGGGCCTGCCTAGAATCAAGAAAATCTACCATATTTTAAAATATCGGATATGAGTCAACTTAATGAAGGTTTTGCTGCTCTTAGAGATGGTAATTTAGTATAGTTTTACTAGCAAACTACTATTAATTTATAGGATTATGTAGAACAAATATTCGGCCCGCAAGCAGATATTCCAACTTGGAATTCTTGTTTAATGATGTGGTTCCAGTCTGTAAATGGAGTAATGCAATTTGACGTAAATAATGCTTAGATATATGATAGCCAAACAAATACAATAAATCGTACTGTTGGCGGAGGCACATTCGCTATTAAAATTGGTAGAATAGTATATGTTTTTATGAACACTCGTCGAACTGCTGCGTTAGAGTGGCTTAGAAATTTCTATAATATTCCTATGTTAAGTTCAAATAGCACTTCACTCCCCGCAGCTCCTTCTGCAGATGGTAATTATATCCTTAAATGCTCTGTTTCTTCTGGTACTCCAACATACTCTTGGGAGTCTGTGACGATTGGAGGTAGCTACTAATGAGTTGGTCTTTGGAAGATAGCACATAGTTAGCTACTTTAGCTAATTAGGTTAGGTATTCCACTGGAGTTAGTGGTTCATTATCTGTTAGTGATATGGAGAATGCTCTTTTAAATTGTTCTAACTGGGCTACTGTTAGTACAATTACTATCCAGCCAGGAGATACTACTTTTAACCCTCCCCCTTATGACCGTTATGTATTGCTTTGTTCAGCAGTATTAAATGGCATTTAGAGTAACTGGATTTACCTTAGAGGCACGGGATGGGACGCCAATGGAATTACTCAAGGGTTATGGAATTTCTATACTATTGATAGTTCTGGTGTTACTGATATTGGTTATAATAATGGTCCTTTTCATTGGGCTGATCATAATTAGAATTTTGTCATCGATGCATCAAGCATTTCTGATATTACTGCTATCGTATTTCACGAGAATGGCGTATGACTGAAGCTATAATCGTGGCAATAATTACTGGCCTATTCGCTATTTTAGGCCAGTATATGGTTGCCAAGAGCCAAAATAAATAGCGAGCTGTTGAAGAAGCTAAACGAGAACAGTAGATATTAGATAGAATTGATAGGTTGGAAGAAAAAGTAATGCTCCATAATAATGTTGTGGAAAGAACCTATGCTCTTGAAAAAGAAGTTGCTGTGCTGGAAGAGAAGGTGGATTAATGGGACTTTATGCTGCACTTTATAAAGGTAATCTCCCCGAAGAATTAGTTTTCCCAGTATCATTAAGTGGCGGATTCAGCACTGAAGTAGTTGTTTATGTAGATTATACACCTGCATTTGAAGCTGCAGCAGAAACATTTGTAGATGTTGCTACAGATTTAGTCCCAGTAGACACAGGATATCTTCAATCTACAATTTATGCAGAGTTTGATAGTACGAGTGCTGAGTTTTTTGCTGATGCTGAATACGCATAGTATGTTGAATATGGTACTTGGAAGATGGCAGCTTAGCCGTACTTCACACCTGCTTTAGAAGAAGCTCAAATGGTTTGGTCTGAAATAGCACAAGAGATATTAATGGAAGCTGAATATGAAGCTTATGAAACTGTCGAAGGATTTAATATGGCAGCTGGCTCTATTGATGCTTTAATTAGTCTTATTGCTATGTTGTTTTGGGCTTTGATACAATGGTTGATTGAAGAATTTTTTAAATTAATAAATGGCGATTTAGGTGCTCCATCTGCTAATAGCTCTGGAGTAATAATAACATAAGGAGAAATCAAATGGCAAAAATCGGTGAAAGAATGACCCTCTACGAAGCACCAGAGGGCTATGTCTATGATTATGCGGAACCAGGAGATAGAGAACACCTCTATGTGAAGTATCTTTACCTCAGTCGGTTCGATAATATCAATAATTATAAATTGGTAAAAATTGATGCTGAAGAAAGTTAAAACTGCCTTCTATAATTTGATTTCTGGCCTTGGATATAATGTTGATGATAATGGTGCTTATGAAGAAACTTTTCCTTGGTTGATGCTGCGGACAGGCGGTCATTAGAGGGATGAGAGCTTGGATATTAGAGAAGATAGTATAACTCTTACCCTTGATATATTTAGCAAGTATACTGGAGAGAAAGAAATACTTGATATAGTTGATAATATCAGCAATCATTTATGGGATATGAAAGAAGCTGTACCTGAGATTACTTATTGTAGTCAAAGAAGTTTAAATATCTTAGGGGATAATACAAAAGGCCCAGTCCGCAAACACGGTGTTGTGTCATACCGATTTCTTCTAACTTCAAATAAGGTAGAGGAGGATGCTGATGATGGTTCAACCGGGGATTGATGTAGTTTTGTTTGTGAATGATAAACCAGTAGCTGGACAGTAGAATGCATCTTTAAATCGTTCTATGTCTCCAATTGAGATTACTAATAAAATTAATGGAGAATGGAAAGATAGTATTGCGGGGCTCCGTTCTTGGAAACTCCAGTGCGGGGGTATGTATGTAGTGTCTGCAGAGGCACTGACCGCAATTGATGATGCTTTTATGAACAATGAAGAAGTTTCTGTTTCTTTATCTGTTGGTGAATAGAAATATTTTGGAAAAGCTTTAATTACAGATTTTCCTATTAATGCAGTTTATCAATCACAGTTTAAATATACTCTTAGCCTATTGGGTGTAGGAGAATTGCAGCGTGAAAGCTGATTTTAATGATTACAAAATCCGAGAGTTATATATCAGAGCCGTTGGGGAAATTGGTATTTAGCCCTCGGATTTTTTTACTATGACCGAAGAAGAAATTGGATTAGCTTATGAAGGATATTTGAGAAGAATTGAAACATATGCTAATTTGACATAGATAGCAGTCAATAATGCCTTACAAGGTCAAACTGAATTAATTCGTCTTACGGAAGATTTAGGTTATAGTGTAGGGGATTTAGATGAAAGAGATGCAACTTTCAAAAAATTAAAGATTTGTGAGGAGATATAATGGCAATTTCAAGTTATGTCGAAATGTTGCCTGAACTTCAGAAAAGGGCTGATTTAAAAACAGCAACTTATGAAGAAGGTAAAGCTCACGCTGATACAAAAAGTGAGGCTACTACTGGGACAAGTAATCAAGATAAACAAGATGTGTCTCATATGCTGGCGATGGAAAGCCTCAGAAATAATTACGCCTTGCGACACTAAGGAGGTGTAGTAAAGTTTGAGAATTAATGGTACTGACATTGAATCTCTTGGTATCAAATTATATGATAGAGTTATTACTAGTAATCAAGTAAATACCAGTGAAGCTTGGTTAGATGGTGATATTAAACCTACTTATATTAGATAGCAAGATAAATTCAAGTCAATTAAATTAACTTTCTTAGTATTAGAAACAGACGAAGATAAAGCATTCCATATTATTAGTCAATTAACTGCTCTGATTAAACATTCAAGTATTGTTTTTGATGACATTAATATTACTTTTGATGTTAATATGCAGAATAAAGGCGAACCTGAGAGATTAAAGAATGGCTGTTTTTTAGTAGATTATGATTTGACCAGTGATTACGGCAAAGGTGAGAGAGAAGCTTATACAACTAACGCTAATCTTACAAATCAATTTAGATTAAATATTCTTTACTATAAGAATAAAACTGAATTAATTGCAAGTGAAACAAAAGTAATCTATTCAAGTCTTTTTGACCAGGAAACAGGTTTAGCTACTTTTGAAATGTTAGGTATTAATGTTGATAAACATAAACCACAATATTTTACTGCAGCTGAAAATAATCTTAATGGTTTAGACTTAACCTATACTAATCTGCAAGATTTAGGTATTTTAATTCTGAATTATGAACCAATAGAGTATAGATGTGAAATTGACCATTATATGGATGATGGCACTGGAATCTATCAAAAGATTGTAGATGCTTGGATTACATTTACTGCGCCAGAAGTAGAGAGTATCCAGTCAATCGGTCAATTGATTGATATCGAGAATTTCCGTCCTGCAGGTTATACAACTCATATTGCTTATGATGGTGGATTAACTGTAGAGGAAATTGTTGCTGCTTCTCCTATCTCTGTTTATTATAGACAGCTTGATAATGAGAGAAGTAAGAATATTTTAATTAATTATTATAGTGAAACTGACGAAGGCGATTATGAGTATATTAATACTAAAGTTGTCAATGTAAAAGAAAGTGATATTTATCCAGGAACTACTCTTGAGAAGTATATTACTATTGACACTTATAGACCAGATATGACTTATTATGATGCTGGTGTATTAGTAGACCATACTCTTAATGAATTAATTTCCTATGATACTGTTGAGTTGACATATGAAGTGCGTTATGCTCGTTCAACTAATTTAATTTATATTGAATATTATGTTGGCGAATATCCTAACTGGTATCGCATTTCCGCAGACACTTTGTCAACTAAATATATGGATAGTTACGCAGAAGATTTTGATATTGATGATTTAAATATCAATGTTGATAAGTATAAAAGAGCTGAGTATTATGCAGGTGAAATCCTTAATGCAAGTTCATTTAATTCTTATCGTGCTGTTACTTCTGGTCAAGTAATTCAAATTAGATACTTACCTATTAATTATCCTCTTGTGGTTAATTACTATCAGGCTGGTTCTAATGAAGTAATTGCTACTGAAACTGTCCAAATTAATGCATTAGACTTCTTCCAGGATACACTTCTTTCTGATTTAGTTGATTTAGATACTTATAAACCAGAAGGGTATCAGTTAGATGCTGAAAATAGTTATCACGGAGAAATGAGTCTTAGTGCATTAACTGCGGCAAGTCCTATCTCAATATATTATTCAGAAATTGAAGTAGATAGAACGAAGAATATTATTGTTAGATATAAACAAGAACTTGCTTCAACATTTTCAACAATTACAACTTCTATTATTACAATTAATGAAAGTGATTGTGTTGGTGGAGTTAGATTAAAGGATATCATTCCTCTTAATGCTCAAAGACCAGAATATTATGAAGTTGGTTATGTTGATGGTGTAAGTTCAACAATGATATTTGAGTATGATGAATTAGAATCATCTTATGATGTAATTTATACCGCAAGTTATTACACTACTCCTGTTAGATATTATACAGATGATATTGATGAAGCTAACTGGATTGGTAGCGCAAATCTTAGATATAGAGTAATTGATTTTAGTGTAAATACTACATTATTTGATTTAGGTTTGAATGTAAATCAATATAAACCTTCTTATAGTGATAATGGTGAGATTCAGTATCACGGTGCTGTAAATTTTAGTGCTTTACAGAGCATTGAAGCAATTAATATTGTTTATGATACTATTGTTGAGCCAGGCGATGATGAGATTGAATATCCTAAGAGATTTTTGTTCTTAGAGCACAATGACCTTGGGCCTTATGAATATTTACATCCTACTTGGACAATGAATCACGCTTATATTAATACTGGTATTACTTGTGATGACGCAAGTAAATTAACTGTTGTTATTGATGGTGATTTATCAAATAATGCTGATGCAATTCCTCAAGTAAATTATCGTTGGAGTTATTTATTTGGTTCTAAATCTAATGCAGGTTATTATTATTTAGCTCATTATAATGCTTTAAATTATAATGACTTTATGACAATTGATGAAGATTTTTATAATGCAACTCATTTAATTTATGGCGCTGACGTGAGCGCCTGGGTTGCGGACCCAATTAACTGGCCAACTTTAGGGAGATAGAATTTTTATATTAAAGAAACTTATTCGGGGACTAAAACTTATGTTTGGGCTGGTTCAGCTACGAGAGGTGAATCAGCATTATTAAAACAACAATACCAATTATTTTATACTATTGCTCATTGTGGTTATACTAATCCTCCTATATTTTTACCTACAAATGGTACATAGGGAAAAACTGATAATTATTATTTTACTGGTGATATTGGATTTTATCCTATGAATGGAGGGTATCAATTTAGATATCCTCAAGTCACTTGCCACTATCCTGATTCAGAAACTGAAGATGGTGGTAATTTTATGGATTGGTGGTATAGCCTTGCCATCTCATTAATGACATCTGATAATGAAAATGTAGAACCTCCTGACACAGCTTTAGGCTCGTATATGATGGAAATGGTTGCCCCCGCGGACTTTAATGAATATTCACCAGCTTATTAGCACACTACGCAAGTTGGTTATTATTCAATGAATTTTATTGATGAAAATCATACTCAATTAATACAAAATTCATTGGATTTACGGCTTACTTATGAATTATATGATTTATATGATTGGGTTAATGAAAATTTGACTCAATACGAATATCGTAGCTCATTAATTACACAGATAAAAGAAGTTTGTGCAAGAAATAATTGGAAATACCTTATCTCTAAATATAATGGTCAAAAGTTTATTTTAGGGTCATCATATGAGCAAGCCGTAGCTAATTGGGATCAAACACAATTTAATACAGATTATGTAGAAATCCAAAATGTAAGTATAGATTACCCATTTGAAAATATTCCAATTTATTATCCAATTTACCTCTTTGCTTGCAATAATTTTGGTAATTATGAAGGTGGGCTTGCAGGTTATGGTATCAATTCCGCACGTTTCTATTATGACGGTAACTTAATTCGTGATTTTATACCAGTTGAAACATTTGATAAAATTGGTAACCAAATTGCTCCAAGTAACTGTTTATATGACAAAGTGTCCAAAACCTTCTTTGAAGATGCTACTGGTATGAATTCATTCAATATCAGAGACCAAGAGGGTTGGACCAGTGAAGGTAAATGGAAGATTGGACATTGCTATGTTAATTATTATCGTGGCAATACATTATTCAAGACTTCTATTATCTACTTCCGTGGTGATGACTTTGTTGAATCTGATGGTACTGAGATTATTTGGGACCCATATGAGAAGTTTGAGATTGAAGCAAATCAGCCAAGATACTATGGTACTGGTGTAATTTAGAATATCACAAACTTAGTCTTCCATTTTGAAGATATGCGGAACCAGGTATATAAGGTCGTATACCCAACACTTGACCAGTAGATTACTGTCAATTACTATACTGAAGAGAATGGTGAAAGAACACTTATTGCTTCTGAAGATTTGACTATTAATGAGCAAACTTTCTATCAGTCTCCATCTTTCGGTGATGTAATCCGCATTAATAAATATAAACCAGATGGGTATGAAACTGATTTTGAGTTTACTAATAAAGTAACTTTGAATCAATTAGTAACCAATAGCCCATTTGAAATTGTATATACTCCAGTTACTGGTGCGGTGACTACCTATACTACTACTTTGATTTATAAGAAGAAAGTATTTGGGGTCCGCACTTACGAAGAACTGGGAAGAATTACTCTTACATTAGATGAAACACAATTCCGTGATGGTGAGTATTTAGATTATTATATTGATATAAATGCTTATAAACCTGAGAATTATTATCTTGATGGTGAGAGTTATGGTTGGTATTTAATGGATGAAAGATTAGATAACCCAACTGCGTTGCAAGAGAGTTATGAAATCCATTATATGCCTGCAGTTTTGTATAAAGATGTCAATTATTATACTGATGATTGGGATGAAGCTAACTTAATTGCTTCAACAACTTGGGATTACCAAATCGATGATTTTGACCCAGAGGAACCATTCTATCTGGTTGACATTCTTCCTAATGAATATACTAATAAATATCGTCCATCTAATTGCGATGGTGGTGTCTTACAAGGTTCAGATACCGCACTTGATTTTGAGGATTTAGTTGCTCTTGAAGAAATCGCTTTTGTTTACGATACAATCGAAGAGCCTAATGACCCTGAGAGTGCAGTTTATGAGCAAAAAGTCTTATATTTCGGTAATCCTTGGGACCAATTCCCGCAGTATTCAATTTGGGAAATCCAACACGATTTAGGTAATAATTTTGGTGGTAAAATACCATATATTGATTTGGGTTATAAACCAAAAGATTTAAGTAGATTAAGAGTAGAACTTACAGGTTATGCTCGTCCTTATGGTATTAATGTTGAAGGTAAGATTAATGATTACTCTATTCTTGATAATGCTTATGCTTATTTCTTTGGTTATTATGGTGTTTAGTCTTTAGATATAGAACATTATGGCCGCAATGATAGAGCAATATTTAATGGCCCTGTAAAAGCTAATAAATATGCTGAATATCCTAAAAAAGGTTGGGACCCTTCAAATGGTTCTAAAGGTATGTTTGCTATTAGACCTCGTATGCCATTGGCTTCAAGCTGGGTATACACTGCATCTGGCCCACAAGACATTGATGGACAAATATACTACACTGGCGGAGCTCTAACTACTGCACCAACTAATGAACCATATTATGCCCGTCCTGGTATATATGCTCAATATCGTAAAGGATTACGTTATGATACAGATGTTGATTATAATACAATTGATGCTTTTTATACTTATTCTTTACAATATGATTATTCTTTTAATTTATCGCAATATATGTGGGGACCAAATAAATAGATTTTAACTGATGGTTGGATGTGGGATTATTCAACTCAACATAATTTAGAGAATGGTGGCTATAATAACACCCCAATGGCTAATCCATTTACTGTTATTATGGATGCTTATCATGATTATATTTCTATTTACGATTATGGCCATAGTAATACTCCTTCAGTTTATAATATCACAAATACTGATAATGACATATTCGAAGACCGTGAACAACCAAAAGGTTCATTAACTTTGTTCCGCACAACTAACCCATATACAGGTAAAGTTAATATCATGCCATTTGATTATGTATCTTATGCCTATCCAGGTTTATTATATGGCGGTTATGGTAATGTACTTTAGCGAGGAGTACAATAGAATCCTTATGCCGTTAAACTTGGTGGGCAGTTTGGTGTAGAAATTAGCGCATATGAACTTGTTGGTTATAGCTCAGCGAATACAGAAAAAGATACTTATGGTAATGCTCTCCATAAAGAATAGATTCCAATTGTGAGAGAAACAACAGCTACTATTAACGTATTATTTATGGATTTTGAGTTCCCATCGTTCCCATAGATTGCAGCTGCTGCTATTTGGGGATTAAAAATTTATGATAGAGATAGATTGGTAAGACATTTAGTGCCAGTAGCAGAAGGCGACGTAATTTATGATTATACTATGCCAGCTAATGGTCTATTTGATTTAGTTACTGAAATATTCTTTACAAATAATAATAAAGGTGGCACCTATTCACAAATAAATTCTTCTGGTGATACTACAACTGTTGAAATCGGCGCTGGGGATGTTCTTCCTCTCCGTTGTATTCCTGACCCAATGATTTATGGCAAAATTACTACAAATTATTATGATTATGATAATTCATTTATTAATCATCAATTTGTAAATGTGCCAATGTGGTTTTATGAGAATAATACAACAATTGAAAATATCTTAAAGTTCAATGATTTTAAACCAGATGATTATAGATTAGATGGTTGGTTAGATATTGACCAAGACTTAGAATTTAGATTTGAAGATATGAAGTTAAGTGATATCTTTGAAATGGGAACCGCGAATATCTATTATCGTTTGCGGACCTACACAAAGACTGTTACTTACTACCAAGGCAATACCCGCATTGGTACTCGCGATATCTTCTATTCTATCTATGATATTGAAAATGCTACTACGTTAGCTGATTTGGGTGTAAATGTAGATGAATTCTATGAGCCTAAATTCGCGCATGGTAGATTAGTATTTAATGAAGATGTAATTGCAGATGATGATATCGCTGCATTCATTGATGCGCCAAGCCCAATTGTAATTTACGATAAGCTGACCGCACAAGAAGCACCTAATTATTTATACCTTGAATGGTATCGTGGTGGTGCTTATGATAATGGTTTAATTACTTTAGATCCAAATGATAACAATTATTTGAATTGTAATTTAACTGCTAAAGTTCTTAATCCTTCTGGTGCTATAAAGTATGAGAAACACTTCCATTCAGCATTATATGAAGACGAAGAATATGATTACTTTATTCCATATCAAGTCCATGTAGATAACCATTATACTGGTATCCATAATGGTCCTGGTAGAATGTATAAAACTTTGGCAAATATTGTAGTAGAAGATACTTACACAATTATCCAAGAGAGAAATGGATGGGGTAAATTAAAAGAATACCGCAATGGATGGATTTTATTGAACTAGACAACTCCTATTACAGGGCCTGGCCAGAATCCAGAATATGATATTGCGGGCAGTGATGTTGCTACTATTCCATTTGCTTCAGAAATCACTGTGACAAAACTCACTATTGACCGTCTTTGGGCATGGGTTCCCGCAGTCGAAAGTTGGGTAAAGACAGAAGATATTAGTTATGACCAGAGTGGTAAGTTGTATAATGCGCTTGCTATTCAAGTTATTGACCTTGATACTGTTGATTGGAATAATGTAAGTAGTTTGGCTGATATCGGTATTGAGCCTGATAAGTTTTAGCTAAGATTCCATAGTGCTTCTGGTTATACTTATTCTGGAGCTTATACTAAAGAAGCTTTCCAGGCATTACATAACATTGAGTTTGTATACCCTGAGACAGTGTACAACTACACCTGTATCTACTACAAAGATAACAAAGCTGTTGCTAATGAGTTAGGCCGTTCCGCATTCTCTTGCACTATTAGTGACTGGAACCCTGACTGGGATACATTCATCTCAACCTCTTGGTAGGTAGATGAAAATGAAGACCCAATTAGTCCAACACTTTATCGTGATACTCCAATAACTCTTACTTGGGATTATTTCGGATTTGAACGTAATGCTTTTAAACCTACTGGTTATTATGATGGTATTTATCTCTGGAACCCAAGAACCTGGGATAAAGATAATGTTAAGTTCACATTTGATGAATTGATTAAGTGTGGTACTCAATATGTAATTTATCCAATCTTTAAACCTGATCTTTACAAAATTTGGGTACAAAGAAATTATTTGGGTAAATGTGCACAGAGCCAAACAGTCAATAGTTTAGGACAAAGAAGTAGAACACTTGCACCTGCGGTTAATGCTGGTATTCAGTTGAACTTGGCCGCAGATGATGGTCCTTCATCCTTTTATGGTTATAAGACAGATGCTGATAAAATGTGTTATGATGTTTATCGTTCTGGCGAACTTAAAAAAGATTTAGAATATCTAATTAGTGTTACTAAGACCGATTCTGGGTGGCCTACAATAAATGATTTAAATACTTAGTGGGATGTAACTCGAGTATGGCAAGGTCGAGGTTCTAACAGATTTGGCACTGAGATTGGTGGTCTTTTCCGTGGAGCCAGAGGAATTGGTAGTATGTTAGGTGGCATTGAAGAAGGAGATATGTTTATTATTAATACTTCAAACCACCGTGAATATCCTACTGAAGTAATTGGTCTAGGCGGAGTAGTAAAACAAAAAGAAAATAAATTTTATGTACCTATTTCTGTAGGAGATCCAGAATTATTAAAGATTGAAGATAATACAAATCTTTCTGCATATAATTTTATTCCTACTACTGGTTCAACATATGCTATGCAATCAGATGCAAATAACCATATGTTAATTAGTGCAAATAGTACTAATACTGCTGCTTAGAATTTCCTATATGCTGGTATTATTTATGATATGATAAGTTATTATAACTTTGAAATGATTCATTATTGGATTCCAGTGCCAAAAGGGATGTGGTATCGCTATAATGGTGAGGACCTCCGTATTCCAGATAATGGTATGTTTGATCTTTTAACTGGTGATTTTGAATGCTCATTCAGAGTAGCAAACGATACTCCTTATAGCCGTGAATGGACTCCTGGTACCTGGGTAGATGGTAATGACTTTATCTATTACCGCAATCAAGCTATTGATAATACACCATATAATTACTTTGTTGGTTGGGGATTTGTTTCTGAAGATATTGATAATATTGTTGAGATTACATCAAATACAAATACTTATGCATATCCAGATGAATACAGTACTCAAATTGGTACTTTAACTGCGGGCACTATTGTTCCAGTCTCAAAGATTACCAGTGACAGCACTAACCAAGTAGTTGGTGAATGGTATTATAGTAGTGGTAGATGGTTTAAGAGCGCAGACACTCAACTTTATAGTGGAGATTTCAATCCTCTTAACTTAACCACAGATTATAAGACAGTTACTTTGGTCCCTGGTGCGCATAACACCTTCACAGTGTTTAAAGACCCAACAGATACCTCTGATACAAGTATCTCTTATGGCTCAGCTCCGCAAGTGCTTCAGGTTTATTACAATTACAGTGATAATGGTACTGAGTATTACTTCGATGGTACCTTCTGGGTATTAAAAGAATATACAGACCAGAATCGCACAACCTGGAACCGCAACTATGCAGTAGCTTATGACACAACTTATTATTCAGTCCCAATAGCAGATAATACCTTCAAACTTGGTAAGTATTTATATGGTGACCGCATTACGGTACTTTATGTATGTACGAATAACCCAGTTTGGGGCTGGACTGGACAGGGCTGGATTGGGTTAGAAAGTAATGTAAGCGAGGTATTGTGATGAATTACTTTCCTATTACTATAAATAACGAGAGCAGTTTCAGTATTACAAATACTGGGACTGCTCCCACTCCTTGCAAGCTGACTATCATACCGAAAATAGACATCCTCACGCTCACCATAACAGGGCTTTCCGCAGAGCCTATTGTGTTGCGTAACATCTATTATAATTCGGTAGTAGTTATTGATGGGGAAACTGGACTATTTACTATTAATGAAGTAGCTAATTACAACAACTACGATGCTTGGGAGTTTCCAAAACTCCAACCAGGAATCAATAATATCACAATTACCAATGCTTCTCAATGCGAAATAAGTGTTGAGTTTGAGCCAAGATATATATGATATTAAAGATTTACAATGATGATAATGTCTTTTAGGGTGTCTATTTCGATACTCTAAAAGACTATCACATTGACCAAGAGTATAATAGAGCAGATAGTTGTTGTTTTAGCGTTCCATTGACTATTTCTAATTTAAACTTATTTAAGTTAGAGTATTATGTAGAAGATGAAAATAGCATCTACTGCATAAAAGAAATTGAAAAAGATGATAATGAGTTTATTACTATTTATGCTGTTGGTGATGTTGAGGAGTTTGAGACTATTGTTGATAGTTTTCAAGCATTCCAAACTACTGCGGGCAGAGCCATAGCTAATTTAGTCGGGTCAAATACTTCCTGGACCGCCAGCAATCATAGTACAAATACTACAATGATTGATAGTATTATTTGGCAAAATTAGACTGTGTTTGATATTATTAAAGTAATTAGAGATGCTTATGCTGTATGGTTTAAATTTGATACCAAGAATCAAATCTTACATATTTATGATGAAGTGAATAATGCGGTATCAAAATCTTATTTCTCGAATGAGTTATATTTGGAAAGTGCATAGGTATCATCAGACACATATCAACTTGCTACTTGTATATTCCCAAGAGGCGGAAAGGATTTAGATTTGACAATTAGTGCTGTTAATAATTTTAATAATAGACTGACAGATTTCACATTTACTGATAAGTTTATATTTAGATATTATGACCGCACTGATATTACTTCAGCAGATATCTTATTGCGGGCAGGGCGTAGTTATTTGAAACAAGTAGCGAGACCGCAAGAAAGATATAAAGTTAAATTGCTGTCTTTGAGTGGAGTTAAGATTGGTGATGATATTACAATTGTTGATAATATTAAGCGAATTAAGACAAAACTTAAGGTAGTGAAAATTACGAGTTATCCACAAGAACCTGAGAGAGGGACAATAGAAGTTGGTAATCGTTGGGTAGATTTTGCTAAACAGTTTGTTCAAGTGAGTTAGCAAGTTTATCCTTCTGGTTAGAATTTGTATTGATGTTTGTATTAAATAAAACACCACCCTCAAACTAACTCGAAAAAACAAAAAACTTGACAAATACATCTACTTCTGCTATACTATCCTACCACAGGCTGGTATAGCTCAGCAGGTAGAGCATCTCACTCGTAATGAGAAGGTCATCAGTTCGAATCTGATTACCAGCTCCAAAGTAGAAAACTGACCTCTTGATTCGTACACCAATAGAAATGGGCAATCAAGAGGTCAAGTTCTAAAAAATCAAGAGAACAAGCCTGAAATTACTGATGTTTTTGCGGTATAGCTTGATGCTTTGATTCGTAATCAAGAGTTCTCGAAAACAAAATAGAATCAAAGTGTCAGCCCAGGTTTTACCCCTATTTTACCTGGGTTGAATTTTTTAATTGACATTTTGATTACCCTATGGTATAACCTCTAATCAAGAGGTCAGATTCTGACTATTTGATTAGGAGGTTTTATTTTATGAGAAGAAAGATTGCAAAATCGGTAGGCGCGGATAAGCATTACGTGAAGGCTTGCTTTGATGATTTCATAGAGCAGAAGTCCGCACAAGGGCTTTCCCAGTCTACTTTGGACAATTATGAGTATAGTTTTTATTTTCTCTACAACTATCAAAACTGGACGGAAGATACAGAAATCACAGTAATAAATGAAAGTTTGTTCTACAAGCTAATTAATTACTGTAAAAACCAAGAGATGAAGGCAACAACAATCAATCATTATCTGAGGGATTTGCGGACCTTCGTTTATTGGTGCCAAGATAAAGAATACATTGAACCCTTTAATATTAAACTAATTGAGGCCCAAGAAGATAGCATAAAGTTTTTTACTGATGAGGAAATTGAGAGCCTCCTTGTCAAGCCATCCCGCAATGCTGGCTTCGTGGAATGGAGAACTTGGACTATTGTTAATTTTGTTATGGCTACTGGGGCCAGGGCCGCAACAATATGTGATTTGCATATTGAGGACTTAGATTTCCAGAACAATACAATTAAATATCGACACACAAAAAATAAAAAAGCACAAGTAGTGCCTATGAGCAATGCCTTGGCTGGTGTATTGAAAGAATATATGAGGACATTCAAGCTACCTTTGACAGGGTATGTCTTTCCTAATGTTGGGGCTGAGAAGATGACAACGAATGCGCTTAGATTGTCCTTTACAAGGTATTGCGAAGATAGAGGAGTAGAGAAGAGTTCGATCCATCAACTCCGCCATTCATTCGCCAGAGGGTGGATATTGAATGATGGTGGCACCTATCAGTTGCAGCAAATCTTGGGTCATCAAACCCTTGATATGACCCGCAGATATGTAAAGCTATTTGGTGAAGACTTGAAAGAAGGGTATGAGTCCTTCTCTCCATTGGACCAAATGAAGAAAAAGAAAAGTAGGACAAAAAAGATTGAGTCCTAAGCGCTCGTGTTTGACATTCTGAAAAAATTTTGATATAATATTAGTGTAAGAAAGAAAAGCTGTTATTTCTATCTTGTTTCCTTTCACTCATATCACAATATAATAACTCAGGTTAAATGCCTGAGTAATAAAATAAAACGAGCGAACCGTAGGGTTTACCGGGCCTTGGTATCTTATTTCCTTCACCCTAATTCTTGTCTCACTTGACTTTACTTGCTGCTCCTTGTAAAGTACAAGAATTGAGTTTGCGATGACTTTTATTTTATTACTGAGGTATTTAGCCGCCTCATTAAAGGTTTCCTCCTTTTATTTCTTGAAATTTGAAAAGTGAATAGCGTAAGAGAAAACCCTACCCTTTTATTCGCCACAGGGTAGGGTTTTTTCGTAATCACAAATTGGCTATGCGGTCATACATAGAAGGTTTCTTAGGCTTGGCCGCAGGTAAAATCTCTGGCATAAACTGACGGCAGAAAGCTAACTTAAGCTCAATGAAAGATATTTTCTTACCTTTATTCTCTTGGGCCGCGATTGCTTTCAGCCAAGGAACTTGTTTATGCTCTTTGCAGTAATCGATGATATCGTCTAAATTAAGTGTACGATATTCCATTCTAATCACCTCCAAGAGGAATTGTATCACAAGACAAAAATTTTTTCAAGATTTTTGGACGAAGTAGGACAATTATTTGATTTTATTTTTGATATTCATATGGAGTCATAAAAGTTGTTTCTCCTTCCTTTCACTTGTGATGCTGTGGATTTCTTTTCCTCCTTTCCACAGCATCATTTTTTATAGGCAATTTTGGCAGACAAGGGGATACAATGAAAGACAAAAGAATTACATTTAGATTAACCCAAGAGGAATGGGTTATGTTGAAAGATTATGCGGACAGGCACGAGGAAACTCTTAGCCAGGTCTTGCGAGATATTGTGAAAATGTTTGTAGAGGAGAAACAAGATGATTATTGAAAACAAAACTAAAGTGCAATCTCACGCTAATCAAAAGTTTATTCATATTTAGAAAGAAGAAGCATTTGATGAAAATTATGACCCAGAGCATCCAGAAAACTATGATGAAGATAAACTGTATGCTAAAATGAATGTAAAAGCATTAGAATATGCTTGCACAGTATTGGACCCATCTTCATTAAAGCTTTATCTTTATATGAACAGCCATCAAGACCAATATAAGTTTTGGTTAAGTAAATATGATGCTGTGAGATTCGGTATTTGCAGTAAAAGTGCTTATGATAGAGCAGTTGCTACTTTAATCAAAGAAGGATTTTTAGTAGAAGTTGAACATAATTCTTATAATTTCTATGAAATCCCAAAAGAACCAAAGATTATGATAACAGTAATTAAACAACCTGCAAATGAGCGTATTCAAAAATGAATATACCAAAATTCTTGGTTGAAAGCGCTTAAACGTAGGCATTTTTGAAAAGAGAAAATATTATAGTGCGCTCACTTCGTTCGCTAATTATGGGTTTAAGTTAAACTCGCTCTTCGAGCCGAGATTTAACTTAAACGGGGAAGCCTCGCGTTGCTCGGCATTCCCCAGTGTGGCGCTTGGAGAAATAATGACAGGCAAAGAATATCAAGAATAGATTTTAGATGAATTACGATAGAGTAATACCATAGTCCGCAAGTACGACTATCCAGGTATTTATTCTATCTCTATTGGTGATTAGATTGTTTATATTGGTAAAAGTGTAAATATGTTAAAAAGATTATCATATCATATTTACGGTATTAAAACAGATAAAAAGAAAAATTTATATAAGGTGCTCCGAGAAGCCCAGTCCGCAGGTTAGACTATTAAGTTTGATGTTGTGGAAAGATTTGAAGAATGGTTTGATTCCAATTCACTTGGCTGGACTCTTGGTACGAAGGAAGGACAGGCTATTAGAGAATATAGACCTGTCCTCAATGTTTAGATACCTCATTCAGACGATTATCATCATTATGATTATAATAAAGAAGCAAAGACCATCACATGGGGCGAAATTTGCGAAAGATGGAAAAATAATGTATAATGAAGAGGTGAGAAAAATGGCTGAGCTAAATGAAAAGCAAAAAATGTTTTGTGAAGAATACCTGATTAATGGGTACAATGCTACTGCTGCTTATGCAAAAGTTTATAATCGCCAACCAGGCCAAGGATTATCTTATGCTTGGGAACTGTTGCACTTGCCGCATGTACAAGACTACATACAAAAACGTAGAAAAGAAATCTACGATAGTTTATGTATTGATAGAGAGCGTGTTATGTCTGAGTTAGCTTCTTTAGCCTTTGAACCCACTACTTCTGGTAATCGCACTTCAAAGATTCAGGCATTAAATATACTTAGCCGCAATCTTAAATTACAAACAAATGAAATTACAATAAAAGATACAATTGAAGTATCATTAGTGGAGGATGACGATGAATCAATTTGACTTCGATGCGAAAAAGAAAGAAATTGAAGATGCTTATGTGGAAGTAGCAAATAAGGCTTCAGACTTTAATAAAGCCTTGACCGCATTAAGAAGTATTGAAATTAATACTGAAGGTTTAGAACAAGAAGATTTGAATAAAGCTATCCAACTCGGTAGAGACATTGATATGCGGACCAATTTTGTTCTAAGAACCTTACTTATTTAGCATGGGAATGTGCTGTTTCTGTGAAATTAAATATTCACAAAAGCATATTCAATAAAGTTTATTTAGAAGATTTAGAAGATTATAGTAAAAGATTTGTAGTTTTCTATGGCGGAGCTGGTAGTGGCAAGAGTCACTATGTCGCGCAAAAGCTTGTCTATAAAGCGCTTAAGGATAAGCGTAAGATACTGGTATTGCGCAAGGTGAACCGCACAACTAAGAACTCTACATTTCAATTATTATTAGATACCCTGTCCCAGTTTGGTATTCTGAATATGTGTAGCATTAACCGCACTGACTTCACTATTTCTTTACCTACTGGTTCACAATTTATATGTTCTGGTTTAGATGATCCAGAAAAAATAAAATCAATAACTGGTTTGACCGATGCGTGGTTGGAAGAAGCTACTGAATTTTGCTTGGACGATTTCTCATAGGTTAATCTCCGTATACGAGACCCAAAAGCAAAAGGATAGTAGATTTTATTAAGCTTTAATCCTGTGTCGAAAGCAAACTGGTGTTATTTATAGTTTTTTGCAGAAAATGAAGAATTAAATGAATTTCGTCAAAGTGTGAAAATCATTCATACGACCTACCTGGATAATCCGCACTTGCCGCAAGCTTATGTGGATGCCTTGCTTCAAATGAAAAAAACAAACCTCGTCTATTATAAAATATATGCATTAGGAGAATTTGGTAGCCTAGATAAGCTTGTGTTTTAGAATTGGTAGATGATGGATTTTGATGTTAAAGCGCTTAAAGGGACCCTTATGTGCGGGCTCGACTTTGGATATACCAATGACCCAACCGCATTTATTGCTTCTCTATTGGTTGAAAATGAGGGAAGAATATATGTATTCCGAGAATGGGGCGGGACAGGGTATTTGAATGATTAGATTGCAGGAGCTATAAAAGATATGGGATTTAGCAAGAGCATTATTCTTGCTGATTCTGCAGAACAAAAAAGTATTGATGAGATAAAAAGATTAGGAGTACCAAGAATTAAACCTTGTGCTAAAGGCAAAGGAAGTATTTTATAGGGAATCCAAAAACTCCAATAGTATGAGATTATTGTTCATCCTTCTTGCGAGAATGTGCGGGAAGAGCTGGAGAATTATTCTTGGAAGAAAGATAAATAGACTAATGAATACATTAATGAGCCTATTGATGCTTATAACCATTATTTAGATGCGCTCCGTTATTCATTACAATGCTTGGATGTTCGGAAACAACTTGAAAGTATGAATAAAGACTTACTATTCTAATAAAGGAGATTAGTAATGACTAAGTTTCAATTAAATAGTATTGATGAATTAACTGAATAGGTTATTCATAAAATTATAAAACGCCATCAGATGGAAATTCCTAGAATGGAATTGCTGGAAGAATATTATGCAAATAAAAATGCTATTCTTCGTCGTCAAATGGCGGATGAAACTAAACCAAACAATAAAGTAGCTAACCCTTATGCAAGTTATATTTCTGATACATTGGTTGGTTATTTTATGGGTGAGCCTGTTAGATATACTTGTGATGATGATGCGCTTTTAGAAGATTTACAGATGATTCTTGAGTATAATGATGAGGCTGATGAAAATAGCGAGTTAGCTAAAGATGCAAGTATCGTTGGTATTGCTTTTGAAGAGCTGTATGTAGATGAAGTTGATAAGATGATTCGGTTTAAGAGATTAGATCCAAAGAGTGTTATCCCAATCTATGATAAAACTATTCAAGAGAATATGATTGCTTGCATTAGATATTATAAAGATTTTGATTATACAAATGATACAACTTATACAATCATTGAAGTGCTCGATGATACTATGGTCCGCACTTTCCGCAGTGGTGATGTGATTAGTAACCTTGAACTATTGGATGAACATCCCCATTATTTTGGTATGGTTCCAATTGCGGTCTATGAGAATAATGAAGACCTTACTGGCGACTTTGAGAAAGTGATTCCTCTTATTGATGCTTATGATAAGATGGAAAGCGACAGTATGAACGATTTTGAATATTTTGTTGATGCTTATCTGGCCCTGTACGGCTTTACCGCAGATTCAGAAGATATTGTTAAGATGAAACAAAATCGTGTGCTGTTGATGGATGAAGGCACCAAAGCAGAATGGCTGATTAAAAATGAGAATGATAGTCTTACCGAGAATATGAAGAATAGACTCGATAAAGATATTCATAAGTTCGCAAAATGCCCTAATATGAGCGATGAAGAGTTTGCGGGCA